ATATTATTAAGACTTGGGCTGGTTTATTAAGTTTTTAACTTGAACCAATAAGTATTCAAAGAAATATGTAAACGCTTCATGGTTATTGGCTTTTATCTTAACACCAACATGGTCAAGTATTGCCCAGGTTAAGTGAATCAATTCATGTTCAACGGTAGTATTATTATGCTTAAGCAATTCATTTGAGTTAATAAACATAAAGAATCTATTTTTAAGCATTCCTTCAAATTTATATGATGTTTCCCATTGGAACCCTCTAGCGTCATTTGCTAAGTCTAATGTATCTTCATTATCAAACTCATCATTTATATGTTGTATTGCTTCTATACATGAATCATGAAATATAACAAAAACGTCTTGATTATATATCGATGTATCTATTTTATGATGAGTTATTTTTGTCATTTGTTTAAGTTAAGAACTGTTGTTATATCTAATCTATCTTTGATATTTGATTCCTTAGCCAATGAATTAAATGTGGAAACCAATTTATTTGCATTTTTACTCATAAAAGATTTAGGGTCTTTCACACCCAAGATTTCCATAGCATCAAATAATTCATCCAATTGAGATTCATCTTCAAGCATATTTTTTATCTTAGACATGATTTTAGGGTTAGTAATGGCTTTATTTGATAATTCCAAGTTATGACCACTCTGATTAAATTTGGTGCCATTAACGGCTTTATTTAGAATCAAACCGATTCCCAAGATACATTCTTTTTTACTCTCAGTAATTAAAGTCTTAAACTTTAAATTATATTCAAATAGTTTTTCTTGTTGTGATTCAGTTATAATCAAAGTCTTTTTCATATTATATAAATATCATTTTAATAAACAAAAAACCCCATACTGAAAAGTATAGGGTTTTTTAACGTTAAGGTTATCGATTAAATATCATCGAATGAAGCCCCAGCGTTTGTTAGTACGAAGTCAATCTTTATAAACTCTAGTGAACGAGTTGGTTTCAACCAAATAGTTGCATTCAATTCATTTCTATCCAAGTCTTCTGGTGCATCAGATATAGCCACTCTAAAGTCAATAAGACCTCTTTGTGTTCTAATATTATTAAGGATTGGGTTAACCATAGCTAAGAATTGGCTTCTAACTACTGAATCATTTTGTTCGAAGATAAGTCTTAAACAAGCTGATGAAATCAACTTTCTAGTTTGCAATAAAAGTCTTCTAACATTTATTCTATTAAGGGCTGTTTCATTAACTTGAAGTGTTTTATTACCCCAAATCTTAATACCTTCAGTATTGAATGTGAATATTGGGTTAACTCTAGCATCCAAAAGAGTTTCATTTTCACCAACTGTTAATTTCTTTCTTGCTTTGATAGCATCCACGTTACCTCTTTGAAGACCAGCAACTGCGAACCAAGAATAAGATATATTATCAGTCAAAGCTATGTTTCTAACAACATCTCTTGTTGGTGGAACGTACACATAAGCATTATTTTCAGAATCCAATATTTGAATCCAAGGCCAATATGTTGCTGTGTAGCTACTATCATATAAACCATCAAGTGAATCTGCAACATCAGCTGCTGATATAACATCACCACTAGCATCTGTATCTGGTGTTGTAACGATATAAAGTGAGTCACTTCTATCATCTTGAATCATATCGATTGTAGCTTCAACCAAGTTACTATTATCGAATGTATCGATACCTGGTGTAGCCAATACGTTAATATTTATAGCTTCAGGGTTATTAAACGTCCAAATTGCTTCAAGGTAAGCATAGTAATCGGATGTGATACCTAAATCACCATTTGTAAGTGTTCTATTTGCGAATGTATCAACCAATAGACCAGCAGCACCTTTAGTTCCATTTATCGTATATGAATCTTGGTTACTTCTTCTAGTTCTATAGATATCCCATCCATCAAAACCACCATAAGGTGCCATTGTGAATTTACGAGCATAAATTTTCTCATAAGGAGTATTTAGTAATCCAGCTTCAGTTCTAAATTCAGCATCACCAGTATCAAATAAGAATATTGGTGAGTAAGTACCTCCACTTGAGTTAATTACTATTTCAACACCATCAATAGTTGCTCCTGTAGCATCGATATCCATGTGGAATCCTTTTGTTAATCCAGTCCACATATCTAAAGTAGAACTCTCTGGTTTTCCTTTGTAATCAAAGAAGTCAGCATCAATACCGATAGTATTTGATAAACCTAAATAATATTTTCTTTTGTTTTCAAAAGCACTATAAGATGTTTTATAAGTGATTGATGGAGAAAGAACTGATGAATTACCATTTTCATTATAATCTCTAACTGGATACCCAATAAACCCAGCAGGGAATGCTTCACTTATATCATTTTCAGTATCAAATTCAACTAAAACATATAAAGATTTTGAAGCATATTCACCATCTAACGTACCTATTTTCTTACCAATATAATTATTAGATTCTGGGTCTAATGTACATCTAGTAAAGCTTTCCAACACTTGAATATTAGCATCAGTATCATAGAATCCTCTAACAATAACATCAAACTCTTTTGTATCTGGTTTAATATTAGTGATTGATATCTTAAACTGCTCATTTGCCGCATTACCATCAGAAATTGTCCAAAACCTGAATAATCTAAGAACTTTATTACCTCTTAATTCTGATACAACATATGGTGTAACAGCTGGAGCAAATTCCACCAAATAATCATCAAATTTATTACTATAATTAATAGGTGTTAAGTTAACACCTCTAACTTTTTCATCATCATTGTAATTTTCGAACATTTCTGAATAGAATTCTTCAACAAACAATGCTGTTTTACCATCTTGGGCACCTCTACCTAAAACCTTAGGTAAGTAATTTCTTTTTGTTTTATCCAAAGATAATCCATAACTAAACGCACCTTGTGTTGTTGATGCTCCTGTTAATGTGAAGTCACCTAATGGATTTGTTGTAGCACCAGTAACTGATGGGTTAAACCCAACTCCAGTAGCACCAGTAACTTCAAAATCAACCAATTGTGTTGTTTGATTAACAGTTCCTCTAGACCTTAATAAGGCTACCAATTTATTTTCAACATCAGAATAAGATGTACCAGAATAAAAAGTTGTAACACCACTTGTTGTTCCAGTTAAATATGAACCACTTGTACCAGTAGATATAACATTCAACGTAAATGAAACACCACTAAAGTTATCACCAGTTTTTAAATAATATGGTGATATTGATGAAGTTGTACCAGTATTTGATACACCCAAGAAAGCTAATTGGTCTGTTAAAGTACCATTATTTATTAATGATTGAATCAATGAAACACTTGAAGAAACTACCACGTTTGTTCCACCAGTAGTTGCACTATAAGTTATCAATGATGCAACATTTGTTGGGCCACTTGTAATACCATATGTACTATTATCCATAGCTGCATCTAATGTAATACCCCATGCTAAACCAGCGTCATAACCAGAATAACCTAATACTCTAGTTACAAATAATTGATTTGATTGACTAAGATAAGATTTAGCAATATATGCCAATTCATATTTAGGGGCACCAGTATCTTTTATTAACGTATTATCTAAACCACCAAAAAATGATTGGAATTCATTATAATTGCTAATGAATATAGGTTGAAACGCTGGTCCAATTGTTGTTTCACCAACCAAACCTAATGTTGTAACACCAACTTGACGGGCTACATATGTTAAGTCTCTTTCTGATGTGTAAATACCTGGACTTACGAATACTCTTGATTCTGACATAATTTTATTTTCTTAATTTTTAATTTATTTTAAGCTCTGCTTAGTTATAAATATTAAGAAATAAATGAAAGTATTCTTTACTTTTTAAAAAATTTAATTAATGACCATAAATATAATCAATCAACTCTTGTATGGTATTAAATTTATTCCCATCAATTATCATATCAATAGTTAATACCCTGATTGAATTATCCAATTCAACATGAGCCATATACTCATCGATTATTTCAAATCCATTTTCGTATAGTGAATATGTGAATGGTAAAAACTCACCATCCATAATTACTCCACCTTGTGTACTTTGATTACTCATAAATTAAATCCTTTTAACTGTCATGTAAGATAATGTTTGTGTTTCAGCTGATGATGCCATTTGACCAGCAATTAATAAATAAACATCATTATCCCAATTGATTGCCACACTTGAAACGTTATTTAACGGTGTTGAATCACTTGTATATGTACCAGCCACAAATACAGCTTCGGTTCCATTTCCTGTTCCATTTGTGACCTTAATTGGAAGTGTACGTTGCATATATGTTGCAGCTAAGTTTGCAGCGGAAGTTGATGTACCAATTAATGTTGCTCCAGCTAATGTTGGTGAAGTATTAAAGTAAAATCTATTTGTCGGAATAACTGTCACACCATTTTTTCTTCCTCTCATTTCCATCCTTATAACATCTCCAGCTACATATGTTCCACCTGAAATTAATACTAAACCAATTAAAGTATTTGATGCTGCTGTTGTTCCACTTTGGTCAATTCCATTTCCATAAATTACATTATTATTTCCAGATGAATAACCAGTTATAATAACATTATTTCCATCATTACGTCTTAAAGTTGTTGTACCATTTGCAAATGTACCACCTGTTACATATATATCAGTTGATGAACTTCCTGTTGTAAATCCAGTTACGTTAAAGGTTCCACCTGTGTTATTTGTAAAAATAGCAGTTCCATTACTATAAGTACCCCCTGTAACTCTAATATCTAATGGTAAATTTTGATATGTTGTTGCCGATATTGTTGTTGCCGAAACACCAGACGTAAATCTAGTTTCACCACTAACGGTACCACCAGATAATGGTAAGTATTCACCACTTAATGATGATGTTCCACCAGTACTAAACCCACTTACACTGAACGTTCCACCTGTGTTATTTGTAAAAATAGCAGTTCCATTCGAATATGTACCACCAGTAACATAGACATCAAATCCTGACGAACCGCTTATTGTTGACACATCACGTAGTGAAATAGTTCCGTTATTATCTCTAACTAAAATATTACTTAATGAATTATTTGTTGATGCTGATAAAATACTTAAAAAAGGTACAAAAAGTGTATTATTTCCATTTACCGAAATATTTTCCCCTCCAATAATAGCAGACCCATCACCAATTAAAGATGAGTTTTTAGACAAAACAAAAGATGTGTAACCAGATACTTGACTCCCATCCCCACCAATTAAACCACAATCACT